GGTATTGACCCACCTGAACTTGAGGGTATTTTCCTTGGCAATAACGCACTTGACCCTGTTTTTGAGGATGCTTTTGCTTTTTATTGGAAGAAACATTCCGGTGATCAAAATAACCGAAGAGTTCGCGACACTAATATCTTGTATGGCACAAGAGCGGAAGCGTCTTCAGGCGACCCAGATAACGCTATCAATGGCGAAGTTTTCTACGCTCCGACTGGCGATGAAATTAACGCAGTAGGTCAATTTTGTCATGCTTATACACCGGCAAACAGCACTCAGTTTGGTGTCTTTGAGCCAATTGCAAATGGCAACGCCTACCGTCCAAATTATCGTATTGTTAGCATTCTCGAGGACGGTTACGAAGAAGGGGCAGGAAAACGTGCAGCCACAAGAACACGCATTAAATTTGCCGGACTTAGTTTTAATAATTCTGACAACTTAAGTGGCAAAGTGCTTCTGCAAAAAGTTCGGAAGAAAGGGCAAGCAGGCGCTGGCAGAAATTACAGCCCACGAATGGGAATTGTCCGAATTACTCGAAGCAATGGATCAGTAGAAACAACAACCGGCGATGACCTTAGCAAAGTGGTGGCGGTATCAGTTGGCGACAAGATTGCTTTTGTAATTAGCACCACAAGTATTAACGAAGATATTTATGCAGAAAAAAGGGCAAATACCAGGGAAAGTGTTGCCGATATAAACAGCACGGTCGAGTCAATGCAGCTTGCGGCTGATGATGCAATGCAGGTCGGTGAACAGTTTGCCATTGCTGGAACGATATGGAAAGTAACCCATAGAAAGTTGGAACGGTTTAGCCCTGGCGGAGAAAACGCTGTAGACGACAATCAAGAAATTGATCTTGAGTGTATTAATACCGATGAATCGCAATTTAATCTAATTGGAATAGTAAGTCTTTCAAAGGTTGTAGAGCCAAGTCAAGACTTTATTGGTGATGATTTTCCAGATGGGCCTCCAGCCTCAATCGGTGAAGGCTTTTACCCAATCACTAAAGTTGCATCTGCAACAGTCAGGAACAACCGACCTGCAGTCGTTACCGAAATCGGTTTAAAAAGCACTGTCTTTCAAAAACTAAACGGCCTTTGTGCTTTCAACAGTCTGCCAACTCCTGACGAGTTAAATGATTTAGACAAAGATAACATTCAGGTATCAAATGGAACAATAACCGCAAACATCATGCGGTCAACTGTTTTCCGTGTATTTGTGCGTAAGGCAGGAGATAGCAACTCTTCTTTTGCTGTTATACCAATGTTCTTCTTGATTCGCGGAAGTCGTCCGGTTGCACAGTACAACTTTATTCGTTTTGCGTTAGCCCCAGGTCAGGAAGCACAAGAGCTTGAATTTAAGTTTGTGCAATTTCCTGGAGCGGAGATGCGTAAGCTCCCTGACACCGAAACCTTGATGGATCTATCTCATTCTGTCTCTGACCAGTCAACAAGCATCGAGTTTCGTACTTTGTCGGTTGATGGCATTGGATCGATGACAATAGGAGTTAGCGGCAAGCAAATTGCAAAAGGGTCAATTACTAAGAACAAAGAATTTATGCGAGAGCCTCAGCGAATTGCTGGCACAGGTTTAAGCACGTTTCCCGACAGCGTTGTTCGCGTTAGTAACGCTCCAGCTCCTGTCCCTGGTACGGAAGCCAGAGCGATTCAAAAAATTGAAAACGTAAGCAACCAAAACCAAACTTACGGAGGAAAAATGGGCGCATTCGCCCACACCATAATTGGAAACGCAAGTGACCTCAGGATTCCCTCACCTTTTAATATTGTTACCCAAGAGTTTTTAAGCGACAATCCACGCAAGTGGCTCAGTATTTATTGGACTTACGAGCGCGTTGAATTATCTCCTGACCATTTTGCTAGAAAATACAACGGCGCTACTCATACCTGGGGGCTAGTTTCTACAAGTGTTCTTGGGAGTTCTGGCAATTTTAAGGAAGGAGATAAGTTTGAGGCAAGACGCGGGTCTGAATCTACGGAGAATCTGAACAGTAGCCACCCAGCTTATCCAGACAGCAATCCTTTTAAGAACAACCCTGACGCACCTTCTGGGCAGCAAACAATTAATTATTCAGGCCTTAAATTTGAAGTTACGTTGGCTGAAAGGACTGAAGTTGTAATTGGGAGAAGGCAAGCTTACCTATATCAAGTCTTTGGTGATGCAACCGGGCCAGGTCTTTCAGTTGGCACTCAAAGAACCGTTGAAAGAGAGTTTACAAAAGGCAGCAAAACAATGCAAGTTAAGTTGACTTCAACGGTTCAATTTAGCTGGCCAGATACTCGCGGCATGGGAATTACTTGGACGGCTCCGCAGGTTGTCGTTGAAAAAGGCGGAGGTACATCGCAAACCTGGGAAAAAGGCGAAACATTTGAGGATTTAATTACACTTACTAGCAACAATCCTTATCTTACAGAAGCTTACCCCAAGGCAGGTTTTGTTTATCAGGTTGGAAATGTAATCCAAAATAATACTCCGGTTGAGTTTACCTCAACCCAAATATTTGCACACCAAACCCAATACGTTGACATAAGCTTTTATCGAGACTTTGTTGATAAATCAAATGCTGGCCAGCCTGAGCATGAGGTTGTATATGTCAACGAAGTACAAGAAAACGAGAGACTGCCATCAATGAATGATCTTGTGCTTGCGGGTCTTTCGCTCAAAGCAACTCGCAACTTTACTCGCCTTGATCAGCTACGAATGTGGTTAGGGAAAGGCTTACGGGTGGAACGGTTGCACCCAGACAGAGCAGCTGCTTATGGAGACTCTGATGTTAACGGTCCAAGCAATCTATTTACTGATCTGATCTACTACATGATGACGGATCAAATGGGCGGCGCTGGGGCGTTACTTGGCATGACATCCGACACCCCAGTCTTGATTAATAAAGATGATTTGATTGCTACGTCTCGTTTCCTAGAAACGCAGAAGTTGTTCTTTAACGGGCCGATCGTCGAACGAACCAACTTGCGTCAATTTATTGCCAGTGTCGCACCGTTCTTCCTGTGCAATTTTGTTATTGCCGATGGCAAGTTCTCGTTAAAACCTGCTTTGCCAACGTATGACAGCGGTAGTTTTAATGATGGACCGGTACCTATTGAGCAATTATTTACTGCAGGCAACATCCTTGAAGATACGCTAGAGATTGAATACCTCAGCGCCGAAGAACGCAGGCCGTTTAAGGCTGTTGTTCGTTATCGGGAAGAGCGAAAAAACAAGTTACCGCAAGAACGGACAGTTGTTGTGCGGAACAAAAAGAATGATCAGTATTTAGATAAAGGACTAGAGCTTTTACCCCATGAACAGTTTGACCTGACGCAGTTCTGCACGTCAAAAGACCATGCCGTAAAAGTTGCCAAGTATTTCTTGGCATTGCGGCGCTTGATCACGCATACGATCAGCTTCTCGACAACAGTTGACGGCTTAGCAATTCAGGCTGGTTCGTACATCCGGGTCATCACTGAATCAAGCCCATACAGCAGTGCAAACAGTGGAACGGTTAGTTCGACGGGTGCGGTGACAAGTGTGACTGAGCTTGCAGACGGTATGTATCCCGTTGATTACTACAGAGGCGGCAACGATGATGTTCAAACGGGTGAAATGCAGATCACTGGAGGCACGGTGGCAGCAACTGAGTTCCATGGTGTCGTGTTCTCTGTAAGGACGACCACCGTTTCTCAAAACGTGTATGTCATTGAACAGCTAACGTTCTCGCAAGAGGGCACAGTGGATATTGTTGCTTCAGAGCATCCCTGCGATGATGACCGCAGGAGCCTATTAGTCGCTGCCATGCTGAATTTTGATGAGGTTGAAATTATCTAATGGCTTTCCCATCGCTTGTTCCAACTAGCCGCGCTTTTGATCCTGGGGATTATCCGATCAGAACGTTTAAGTCGCAAAACGGCGCTGAAACACGAATCCTGTACGGCAGTGACCGCACCAACGTAAAGCTGCAACTGTCTTACGCCAACATTGGCGATGCGTCAGCAGAGCTGTTTCTCGACCATTTTGACGAAACAAAAGGCACCTTCAGCACTTTTGATTTACCTGACGGGTCTTTGTCGGGTTGGAGCGGAAACACTGATGCCCTGCGCTCAGAGCCAACAACAGTTCCGACTGTGACACTTGTTGTGACAGTTGCGGCTTCTGGTGGCGCTAACAAGTATCGAATTGACGGGTCTTCGACAGATAACCAGACGTTGACGCTGACTGAAGGCACTGTTTATTTGTTTGACCAATCTGACTCGTCAAACTCTGGGCACCCATTGCGCCTAAGTACAACAAGCGATGGCACTCATGGCAGTGGTGCTCTTTACACAACAGGCGTAACAACCTTTGGAACTGCAGGCAGTGCTGGAGCGTACACACGAATCAAGGTCGCTAAAGACGCCCCAACCTTGTATTACTACTGCGTTAATCACAGTGGGATGGGCGGTCAGATCAATACGCCTGCAGGCACTGTTTCTTCTGAATCAGGGACGCCAGCAAAGTACAGGTACGAAAGCGCACCACAATTAACGCAGGTGCGGCCTGGGGTTAGCACTGTTACAGTGAATCTCATTGGCGTGATCTGATGGCAAAGGTCTATACCGGCAGAGATGGCGTCTTACAAGTCGCTGGTACGACCGTTGCCAAAGTGTCGAGTTTCTCGGTGCAAGCAAACCTTGAGACGTTAGAAACCA